ATATTTGTATTGATGAGTTTTCTTATCCATATATTCAAATGGATGAGGAAGATGTTTGGGATGAATTTAAAAATTACTTTGGAGGAGATTATCCTCTAGAGAACATTACTTTTTATCATGACACACTAAGATGCGAATCCTGTGAGTTTTTGGGCTGTGGTAAATCTAGAGGAAATTGTTGTTGGGGCGGAACATGTATTCCTCATACAACACAAACAGAGTGTTCGGCATTTAAAGGATCATATTCATCATGTACTGGTCTGCCCTTCACTAATATTGAAGAGGCGTTATCTTTAGAATATCCGTGTCTTCAAGATTGTGAAAGTGGTTCCGGATCGACAAAGTTCCCGAGGCGTCCAATTAATGTGAGAGCATCCTCCACTTCTGGACTAGTTGGTGTAAAGATGTTAAGAATGATGAATTATAGAAACTTTACTAATCGTTTCTACTTTGATTCTGATGGAAATTGTACTGATCCTGAATCTCCCAACTGTCAAGATATAAATGAATTAGTAGAAGGTGCGGACGGAAATTTCTATCCTAGATTCTTCAATGTAAATGGCACGATTACAGATCCTCCTCATGTATTCTTATCTTGGAAAGATGAACAAAATTCCAGTGATAATTCTAGCAGAAGAAATAGATCTGGAACTCCATGCGTTAATCATAATAAAGTTGGATGTGCGCCACTTAATGAAAGAGGAACATGTTGTGTGAAGAGAGATTGTAATGAACATATTGAAGATTATCTTAATCCATTTGATGACGCTAATTTACCTATATCATGTCATGAATGTTTAGAGGATAAAACTGAGTGTGAATGTGCTACATTGGCAAATGTAACAGAATGTAATGATGCTAAACCAACAGGCCAATATTCATGGACAAAAGGTTCTGTTAGTTGTTCAACATGTCCATGTAGTGATCCATCTGGTGCAAATCAAATAAATGATTGCAATGACAACTATCTTGAAAGAACTGATTTGCTTGATGACTGAGGAGAAAAATAATGTCATATTTTGGTCCAAATGATTACGGCTATGATCCTCCAAGACACGATCTGTACCTATACGAAGATGATCCTAATATCGAAGGAAATCAGCGTTGGGCAAAAGTAGATCAGTCTGGTTATAATCCAAACAACATGTATGTTAAACAAGGTTATAACTTTTCATGTATGAGTTTCAAGGATAGGGCGACAAGTCAGTATTTTCAAATGCATCGCTGGGGAGTAATGAACCCTAGATATCAGCATGATAATGATCCCGTAGGCAATGGGCCTCAAGGACATCCGGCGAGGGCTCCCAGAGTAACATTGATATCAGATCGATGGGCAATAGTTTGCGGTCATTACTCTCATGATCCAAAGAAAATATGCTGGGAGCAAACACAAACATACGAAGATGATCCGAACAGTCCGAACTTTGGGGAACCAACACCGGGAAGTTTTACATTTATTACTCCCAACGGCACAAGAATTAAAAGAGACGTAGATGTAACTAGACTTAGAAATACGGGAAAATCGAGGCGATCATGGATGTATAAGCAACAGATGTCCGCAAGATGTATGCAATTTGCCATCAAGAAAAACAGATATCGTTCATCCAAATGATCTCATAAGATGGAATAGTATATATGGCGGAGATAGAATGCTTGTTAGGGTTAAAGGCGATAATCCTCTTCCGATAGGAGACGGTCCGGATCAATTAAAACCAGCATCTTTGCCAGATAACTCATTTTTTAGAAAATGGTTTCATGATCCTGATGGGGACACGGAAAACTTCCCACCAAAATATCAACAGCCAATGAGATCTTGTATAAGAACAGATCAGCATTACAGAACTGGAGTTTGTCCTCTACATGTAACTGTATCTCCTCCTGCATCATGGCATGATTCAGCCTGTGGTGTCCCGGCAGATAGACCAGATAATCGAACTTCAGGTTATGAGATCCATGTGGCCACGCACAACAAGGACGGGGATTCTTCTTCTTTAGCACAGTTGCTTCAACAGCCAGTCAATATACCGAGTATATATGGAAAAGTAAGAACTAACTATTTGAGTATGCATGAAGATCAGTCTCCAATAGAACAATTAAATTTCCCAACATCTCCGGATGCTTGGCCGGATGATTATACTCCGGCGGATGATACTTATCAGTCATATCCCGGAGACTCTAGTAGTCCCCTCTTTTATCCAATTACAGATTTAAATGGTAATAAAAAATTAGTTTATATGGGATTTATTTCTGGTGGCGAATCTATGTATGATTCGGACTTTGTAGAGGCTGTAAAGGCTGTTATATCAGAATATACTGCGGAATGGAATGCTTCTAGAGGAGAAGATGCAGTAGCAGATTCTTTGCCTGATATCATCAAAGGGGATGATGTTGTTTTAGAGACAAGACCAGAAGAAGTCGATGGTTATAGAATATACAGATCAGAAATATCAAAAAAAGGACCTTTTGTTGATGTGACTCCAGCGGTAAATAATTATGAAACCGTACCGTACCGAAGAGGAAATAGTTTTATTGATCTTGATGTTTTACCAGATAGAACCTATTGGTATTATGTTACTGGTGTAAACGTATTTGAATCTAATACTGGTGAGTATGAAGGATTTGGAAGCGATATTATTGAGGTTACTGTTCCTTCTGAACCTGTCGGCACTAAAAATCAAGCGTACATGACTGATGATAGTGATGGTCCACCAAGAGGAAGATATCACATAAACAGAGAAGCATATACGAATTTTGAATATCGAACTTCGGGAAACGTGGTGGACGAGGGAGTAGGAAATCCTCCTAAAGATCCTTTATGGAGAAATTTAATTGATGGATATAGGTTAGGGGATAACAATTATACGATTCCTTTCTTTGGTTTTATAAATCCATTTGAGACTCCAATACAACCTGGTCCAGATCATGGTGAAATGCCTTTATATTATAAAATTGAAGGAGGACAGAATGGCAATATTGGATTGGTAGAAGGAAATCCAATGCCGAATGATCCCACAACATATCCTTATGTTTTAGGATATAGATATGAACCAAATGATCAACTTCCCGGAGATGCAGAAGAGTCAAACTATAAGTTGTCGATTGGCGTAAGTAATATCAATAAAGAAGCATACGAAACATACTTAACAAAGATTCATACTTTATGGTTAAGTAGATATTTTCCAAATACCAACAACGATAATTTACGACAAAAATTAGAACCATATTATCAATCAAGAGTATATTTTAATAATATACCTAAGTTGAAAAAATTGGTTTTAAATCCTGCAAGATATGGAAATGGAAGAGATAGATTTGGCGAAGATTGGTCATACTGCGAATCTTCAGCCGGTTACAATCCAGAGTCATATTTAGGTTACTATACGGGGTTATATCTCAGAACAGATATAGAACCTCTTACAAGCGAACTTGAAACACTAATTGCAAAAGATTCTAATGTTGACTCTGGTTGTCAGAGTATGGAATATTTCAACATATCTGGAATGAATAAGATAAAGCATTTAGATTTATCAGGTAATGAAATTTATGTTTTTGATTTTGATCCAAATGATATTACATCCGGCGCACGAATGGAGGAATTAAATTTAAGTAATAACAAGATAGGAAAATCAAAGGCAGGATCTTGGGTTAACGATTCTGCGTTCCCAAACATACAAGAGTCTCTAAGAATCTTCAACAATAGTGACACTCAAGGTCACTTTAAGGCTCTTAGAGTGTGTGATGTTAGCAATAATGACATTGTTGATTTTGGAGGAAGTTCAAAACAATATACAAATATTGAAAACTTAAACATATCAAACAATCCTAGATTGGGCAGAAATGATATAATTCCAATCACATGTCCATATTTAAAATATCTAAACGCATCGAATACTAGTTTGCAAAAGGGAATAAAATTCAAAGATGCTAATAGTTTGAAAAATATTCTAATTGAAAATGGAACACTTCAAAGAATAGCAGTTGATCCTAACACTTCAAAGGACACATTTAGTCATCTTGAAAATGTTGTTCTTGGATCATCTAGTCCATTCTTAGAAACTTTAAACTTCAAATATGGTTATAAAGAAACCGATCCAAGTGAATACCCCGGACAAGGAGTATACCATGAATATGGCTATTCAGCATATAATCTGAGAACACTGGATGTTTCAAATTGCCCAAATCTAAAATATCTTTATCTGCCAAGAGGGACAGATCAATATGATGAAATAGAAAAAACACACATCGAAGTTTTAAATATAAGTAATACAAAACTAGGAAGAGGTAGACTTCTAGATGAATTTATATTTGTTGGTCCTGAATTTAGACAAGAATATTATCCAGAAGGACATACGTTAGAAATAATTGCCCACAATGTAAAAGATTTACAAAATAATCCTTGCACATTGAGTTTAGTTGATTATATTAGTTTAGTGAATGAATGGGAGGAGGCGGGCAAATCTTTAATCATTCACACTGATAATATCTCTTAATTGAAATGGAGTTGTCATGGAAGATAAAAGTTTTAAGAAAGCGTCATTTAGAGAAAAATTAGGAATGGCAAAAAACTTTGCTAAATCTGTTATTTCTAGAGGACTGAATGACAAAAAAGTTGACATGACTACAAAACAACTGAGAGTAATTAGTTGTTTTGGTGATGATAATGATCTTATTCCTTGTGAATATCTGAGACAAAGTGAACAAGACTCTACGAAAAGTTTTTGCGGGGGATGTGGTTGCGGAGATAGAAAGGCAACATGGCTTATTGCTGACGGATCTGAATATAGTAAATTAGACTATCCCAAATTGTCTTGTCCTCTTCAGATGCCCGGGTTTACAAATTATGAAGAGAGTGAACCGGATGAAGCAGAGGAGCCAGTAACTAGAAGATATTACATTGAGCAGATGGATATTACAGATATATCCGATACAAAAGTCACTCTACATAATGCTCCAGAGCCAGATAAAAAATAGATAAGGGATTGCCTGAAGTTATACATAGTATGAAAACAGGAGGTTTCATACATGGCAACCCCCAATTCGGTTGATTCGTTAATAGACTACTGCTTCAGGAGACTCGGTGATCCTGTTGTTGATATTAACGTGGATAGACAGCAAGCAGAGGAGCGTGTCGATGATGCTCTGGACTTTTTTGCTGAAAGACACTTCGACGGTGTTGAAAAGCACTACTACAAGCATAAAATAACTTCAGATGATATTACTAACGGCTATATTGACACTAGTGGTCTTACTGCTGGTTCTGGTGCTGGTTATGCAGATGCTCCAGTGGGAAGCAAGATATTGTCCGTTGTAAGAGTATATCCATTCGGAAGCGATACTAAAAATATGTTTAGTGTTAGATATCAGATGTCACTTCAGGATTACTTTGGAGTGAACAGAGGTTTTGGATCTAATGATCAGTTGGGTGTTGCTAGTTACGATTCAGCAAAGAGATTTATCAACATGATATCTGATATGTTCAATCCTGAGAAAAACTTTAGATTTAATAAAGTAACGAATAGACTATACATTGATATGGACTGGTCGGAAGACATCGACGAGGATGACTATGTTGTGTTTGAAGCATATTCTCTTTTAGATGCTACAACATTTACTGAAATATTTAATGATAGGTTATTGAAAGAATATGTTACTTCGCTGATAAAACGTCAATGGGGTGCGAACTTGTCAAAGTTTGAAGGTGTTCAACTGCCCGGAGGAGTCACTGTTCGAGGCGGAGATCTGTTTAGAGAGGCGCAAGAAGAAATACAAAGAATAGAAGAAAGAGTTCTTTTAGAGTACGAGTTACCGCCTGATTTCATGGTTGGATAATTAAATGGCAAGAAACCCTTATTTCAGAGATTATGGCGGCGAGCAAGACGTTGCAGAAGATCTAACCATTGAAACAATAAAAACAATGGGAAGAGATATGGTTTATATTCCCAGAACCATCATAACAAAAGATGATGTGTTTGGTGAAGATGTGCTTTCCAAATTTTCAGATGGTTATCACTTAGAAATGTATATTCAATCGGTGGATGGATTTGAGGGAGAGGGAGATATACTTTCTAAGTATGGATTGCAGGTAAAGGATAGAGTTGAGCTTATTGTTTCAAGAAGAAGATTTGAACAAGAAGTCACTACTGCAAATGGTTTATCTAGACCTAAAGAAGGAGACTTGATTTATTTTCCACTTAGCAAAAGTCTTTTTGAAATTCAATTTGTAGAACATGAGAATCCATTTTATCAACTTGGAAAACTTTATGTCTATAAATTATCATGTGAATTGTTCTCTTATGATGAGAAACAAGAGATTGATACAGGAATCGAAGACGTTGATATTGTTGAAGATGTAAGAAAAGAATATGTTGTTAAGTTAACTCTTGGTGACAGAATAAGCGGAACATCTTATGTTGATTATCATGAGGGAGAGAGTGTCTTCCAAATATCTGGTGCCACTGGAGGAACCGCAGACAACGCAACTGCAACTGCAACTGTAATTGACTGGAATCGTGATACTAAGGTTCTTAAGATTTCGGATGTTCAAGGAACACTTGTCACTGGAAGTTCTTCAGAAAGCATAAAGGGCTCACAGTCATTGGCAGAATATTATGTTAGTGCGAAAGAAACTACAAACGTCATAACTCCAATCGATCCAGAATTCGACAACATATCTGGCGACAATGAAGAACTTGAATATGGTATAGACTTTGATGATATATTTGACTTTACTGAAACTGATCCATTCTCGGAAGGTGACTATTAATGTTTAGACCGTTTTATAACGAATCAATCAGAAGAATAGTGGTTGCTTTTGGATCTCTTTTTAATAATATCCAATTAGAGTCCACGAATTCTTCTGGATCTACAGAATATGTTAGAGTGCCTTTATCTTATGGCCCTAAAGAAAAATTTCTGAGAAGAATAGAAGAAGAAAGTTCTATACTAGACGGAACTAAAGTTCAAATGACATTGCCAAGATTAGGTTTTGATATTACTGACATTTCGTATGATTCTACAAGAAAAAGAAATACACTTGAAAAAAGATTAGTGCAGCTTGGTGGTACAGCAGGAACAGCTTCATACTCTTATGCGGAAGTTCCTTATAATTTTTCTTTCTCTTTGTATGGCTTTGTAAAGAACATGACAGACGCTTTACAGATAACGGAACAAATATTGCCGTACTTTACTCCAGAATTCAATGTCACTGTTAATTTTGGAGACATCAACAAGAAAGTAGATATTCCAATTATATTAAACAATGTTTCAATAGAGCAAGATTATGAAGGCGATTTTGAATCGAGAAGAAGTATAACAACACAATATGACTTTACCGTAAAATCTTACGTTTATGGCGAGACTAGAGAAAAGTCAGTCATTAATTATACAGAAAGTACATTCTTCAATTTAGTAGGAGAGAGTTGGAGATTAGCTGGACCATCTGGCGCATTATCCAGAGTTGATGTTGGAGTGTGTGGAGCATCCTCCGGCTCAGGTGTGCCGACTATGGATAACTATAACTTCTATTCTAATGTTTATACTGAAGGGCCAAGTGGTACAAGTTTAGATGGTCAGAGGTATATAGATACTTTTGGTAATACATACGCAGGAGCTAGTTACAATCCTCCTGTTGACTAAGGACTAAATTATGAAAAAAGAAACAGTAAATGATAAATTATCAGAGGCATTGGATGTTGAATATAATCCTGCCCCAGAAGAGCCAAAAGAGATAGCAAAAAAAGAAGTTGCGGAAATTGTATCAAAAGATAAATTAGATAAAGATTTAACTCAGGACTACAACAGAGTTAGAAGAAATCTAAAAGAACTTATCAATACAGGTCAAAATGCTATTGATGGAATTATAAATGTTGCATCAGATAGTGATTCTCCAAGAGT